GCTGTAGCCGTAATTGAGCCATCTGATAATGAACCAAATGTTACTACGCCAGCACTAAAGTTTCCTGAACCGTCTCTTTTAACGATTGTGGAAGCTGTGTTAGCATCTGTAGCATTGTCAATCAGGTCTGTGTAATACTTTCCACCTAGTTCCTGGATAACTTCGTTACCGCCAGAATCAATAGATGAGATATAAAGTTTTGCACCTGCACCTGAGTTTGTTCTATCCTCAGCATAAGCTAATTCGCCTTCAACTAAATCCGAAGCTGCTGGAGCTGCTACGCCCGTACTTCTTTTAATTTGAATAGTTGTTGCCATTTCTTTTTTCTCCTAGTTAAAATGTTTTATGTATTCTATAATATAAAGATCTTTATAATATTAAAATGTTCCACCATCAATAGAGGTAATGTCCTGAGACGAGGGAGCTGTTGCTTCCCAATTACCTGTACTGGCATCATATACTAGTGTGTAACCGTTCTGTACTCCTGATGTATCTATACCTGATAGATTATCAACTGTATTTGAAGTAGCTACTTGAGATTGACTGGTTGTTGTGGTTACTACACGGGACGCGCCAGTAGATACTGTGACCTTTGCTGGTGTGCTGCTTGTGTTTACATTTACTCCCATTCTTCCTCCTAAGCTTTGGTAACTTCTGGAGTTACCGTAACTAGTCCTTCTAAGACTCTTAATGTTTCTACAGGAGATGTTCCTGTAATTTCAACATCATATACATAACGACCTGCTTTAACAGCAGATGTTTGTGTAGCCGTCAAAGAAATTGTTACTTTTCCTGAGGCATCTACTTTAACAGTTGTAAAATCTGTTGCTGTTGATGCTTCATAAGATTTTCTCATTTGAGAAGCTACCGTGTAGTTAGTAAGATCTTTTGCAGAACCATCATCATTAGTTAAATTAATGTCTAAGCTAAAGGTGGTTCCTTGATCTATTACTATGTTTTGTACGGTGGCCATTCAAAATTCTCTTAATATTAGTTGTTCTACTTATTTATAAATAAAAGTAATTACAATGAAAACTCTTTTGACATTAAAATATGGCACGAAATATAGTGCAAATCATGTAAATTCGATATATGAACATACCGAAGGCAAGTATAATTATGTCTGCGTTACGGATGATCCTAAAGGATTACATCCTGATATCGGGATTATTTATATGGAACATGAGCCAAATGGCAACATGGAAAAAATAAAATTATTCCAATTAAAAGACATGGGCACAATATTATATCTAGATTTAGATATAAGAATACAAAAGAATATAGATCATTTGTTTAATTATTGTCAAGATAACCCTGTAATTGTATATACATGGTGGAAAGATAAAGGCAATAAACAAATAAGCATACATGATTTCCCATGGCAATCAGACTTTGTAGGTCCATTAAGTAATTATAATTCTAGTGTAATGCTTTGGAAAGATGCTACACATATATGGAATCACTATAATAAATATCCTGAAACATATGATGTTCAATATCCATATGGTGATGATACATTTTTATATCATGAAGGATTTACATTTGAACACTTACCAGATAATGAAGTATATGCTTTTAATACAACAGGAAGAAAATATAGGCCTGAATATACAATATGCTTATTAAATGGATTAGACAGAAACCCGGAGATTGAGAAAGAATATGATAAACTTTGTATGCATCAAGTGGGGGAGTAAATACTCACCTGATTATGTGAATAATCTGTATCGTATGGTACAGGATAATTATCACAAAGATTTTACATTTACTTGCTATACAGATGATAGTACAGGATTAAATTGTGATGCTGTAGATATACCTGATGTTAATCCTTTACATCCTAAGTATTGGTTTGGTAAAGAAAATTATTGTTGGGACAGATCTAAATTTATAGTATTTAATTCTCATAACTTTTTAGGTTATGAAGGTAAATGGTGTTACTTTGATTTGGATATCATTATACAAAATGATATAACTGATTTAGATGAGCTAGCTCTTAAACCTAGAATAGTTCATGTTAAATGGGATAATTGGAATAAAAGATTACACGAAAGACTCTTTATAGACATTAGAGGAACATTATATAATTCTAGTGTTATGTGTTGGAACAAAGATCAATGTGAACATATATTCTGGGATGCAATACAAGAAGAAGATATGATATTCAGAACATTCTATAAAGGAACAGATAACTATCATTTCTGGAGACAGAGAGACTTTTGGAATAATATTCCTTTTGAATGGGCATATAGTTACAATAGAGGTATGACACATCCTACGGATTTGGAGACACATAAATATAGAGAAGAACCTAAGTTTTGTTTGTTCAATGTGGATTCCAATCCTAGTAAGAAACAAATAAAGATAGATGAATTAGAAGATGAGACATTATTGAGATTATGGCATGGTAACAATCATAGCAAATCAGCTAGATACTAATTATAGTCAAGTACATATAAACGCTTTATATACACAGGTTAAGAAGCTGTGCGTAGATCCTTTTGAATTTTATGTTTTTGTAGATGAGGATGAATATAAGTTGTTAGAGTCTACTCATAAAAAAGCTGGTTATATAGATGGAATAAATTTCCATGTTCCTAAGTATGGTAAAGATTGGATTGAAATAGATATTATGCAACACACCAGACCTGGTGGACATACATTGTTTATAACTCCTAATTGTATTATTAACAACATAAAGGACATAGACATTTATAAGAGCAATAAGAAAATCCAACTGCAGGATGGTAACCTAGGTTATTTTGTATACCGTAATGAAAAAATAGAAAAAATCTTAGAAGAATGGGACGAAAATGAAGACGAACTATTATATGAATATGATATCTTTAGTGAGAAATTTTTAATTGAAGAAGGCGATGTACCTTTTATTAAAGATGTTACAGCTTCATATCCTGAAACTACAGAAGAACCTATAGTTGTTTTGCCTTATTGGTATGAAGACTTTACCGAAGAACAAAAAGATCTAATGTATAATAGAGCAACAGACTTGTATCCATATTTACCAGAGAGAGTAGAAATAGAATTATCAGATAACAAAGGCAATAAATTATCTTTAGAACAAATTCGCAATTCTTTCTCCCAAGACTTTATGGAGAAGGCTCATATGAAACGAATTAAATTTAAAGGATTAGATGGAGACCCTACAAACAATGAAGATCTTGTAGACATAACACATTACCTTATGGGGCAATGGGGTATTGGTATAGATTTAATTAGTAAAGGAGATACACACGATCCTTTTTGGTGGGGTATTATAGGAGAATTATATAAAGATTCTGGTAATATAACATTTAATATTAATACAGCAAATCCAGACAGTTTAGTTTTAATGAACGCAGATGTTCTTATTAAAAAAGGTTGTAGAGTATTTTGGTCTTACACACATACAAATCAATTAAATACAGATATAGAAAAGGCAAGACAAACAGCAGAAAAATATAACTTTACAGGATTTGTTTATATAGATGAGGTACCTGCAGAGATACCTTATGTAGAAGAAGTTGTTAAACAGGATATGCCAGACTATAAACTTATAGAACTAGAAACTCTACAGACAAGAAAAAAAGACGACATATATAAAGAGAGAAAGATAAAATTTGCAGAACATGTTAAATGTGAAGGTAAAGTTAATAATCAATTTTACTTAAGCGCTAAGGGAAATGTTTTTCCTTGTAAACATGTAGCTCTAAATGTTTCAACAGCAGACAGTTCTCCAGAACATAAAACAGAACTATTATATGATTGGAACAAAAACAGTATTAGTGATTATACTCTAGAAGAGATATTTACTAATGATTTTTATAAAGGATATTTTAATAATTTATTAAAATTAAATCCTACAATACTACATAATGAACAGGAAGGAATATGTTAAAAGTACAAGACGGTACCGTGATAGAAGGAATATTTAATGATGACAAATATATTGAGATTGTTAAAAACTCCCATTTTGCAACACTAATAATTCATATAGATATAAAACATTTTGAAGACAAGTGCGTTGAAGTTGTGTCTGCCTTAGCAGATGAGCATCTAATATACGCAGTGGACTATGTTATAGCAAGAGCTAGAGGAAAATATAAATGAGAGTAAACATTATTTGTTCTAAATGGGGCACAAGATATGGTCCTCATTTTGTAAACAGATTAAAAAATATGGCGAGGAGGAATTGTAATGATAGACATGATTTCCATTTTTATTGTTATACTGATGATGCTGATGGTCTTGATCCTGATATTAAGGTTATTCCTTTTCCTGATATTCCCAATATTCATCCTAAGTATTGGTTTGGTAATGATAATTTTAAATACGGGATGGCTCGTTGTTGGGACAGGCCTAAAACTATGGTATTTAATACCCATAACTTTGCTGATGATAAGCCAACCGGCCGTTTTGTTTTCTTCGATCTTGATGTTATTATACAAAATGATATAGAGCCTTTACTTACCTATAATATGGAAAGACCTACAAAGTTAAGAAGTTGGTGGCAAGATCCTAGACCAATGAAAACTCGTAAATTTAAATTAGCACATGGCGCATATACAAATGGCAGTTGTCAAGTTTGGTCCGACGATCAAGCAGAATGTATATGGCATGATGTATTAGAGAATCAAGAAAAGATATGGTTTACATATACAGACGGAACAGATAACTATCACTCCTGGCGATGGGGAGATTGGGGTAAAAAATTATGGGATCATTTCCCAGCAGACTATGCTTACTCGTATAACCGAGGTCGTAGTTGGGACGATGATGATTTAGAAACAGAAATATATAGGGAAACACCAATCCTTTGTGTATTTAATATAGACTTACTACCACAACCTACACCTGATAGAGGTAAGGTTAAACAGAATGAATTGGTTGATCCACAGTTATTAAAGCATTGGCAATGAACATTTATACAGTAAAATGGGGCAGTAAATATTCTGCTAAACATGTTAACAAGATATACGAATCCTGTCTGGAATCTATATCCTCTGACTTTACATTTTACTGTCTAACAGAAAACGCAAAGGGACTAGATGAAAGCATTGAAGTTCTACCATTTCCTAAAGATAATAAGTTAGAGAAGTGGTGGAACAAGATGTATTTGTTTGATGACAATGTAGTAAGACAAACAGGTGAAAATTTATTCTTAGACTTAGATGTTATTATACAAAAGAACATAGATGATATTGTAAACTTTGAT